CCAACCTTAGAAGATCCTGCTATCCTGTTAAAATGGGTCCAGGAAAGCCCTATCCTCCCTGAACAGGAATTTATTGTGGCAAAAATTCTTATACGTCCTGGAAGTGGAAGCGTAAATCCCTTGTATGGAAATCTCTTTTTATTCCAAGATGGGAGTGCAATGTTTGCCATCCAACCAAATGCTGATACGAAGAGTCTTTCAAAACAGGGGGACTTGTATAATCTTGCCACCCTGTTAAATTCTGTCATGGGATCTATTCCTGGATTACAAGCAAAGCTGGGATCAACACCTCTGCCTCCATTACCTATATATTCTCCCAAAAATATCAAACTGGCCGATGCCTATATTGTCTTATCCCTCTGGTTAGAAAAAGAAGATACTGTGCCGATCACCAGTAAATCACTTATGGCAGTTCTCCCCTACTTTAGAGGATTCTTTCAAATCACCTCGTCGCCAATTCAGGAACAGGCACCGATTGCCTTCTTAAGATACAAGGCTGTGAATAACTTCCAAACACCTTCTCGTGACTTTCAATATCTCATACGTGTATCAGATTTACAGAAAATACAGGGAGCCACAGCACTTCCAAAATTAGTTTCACTCTACAAGGAAGAGTTTGATGTGTCAGATGAAGTAGCTCATTCCCGTGTTAGCACTTTTATAACTGAAAGAGAGAAACAATCAGTTGTAAATCCTGAGACACTCGAATATACACAGAAAGATAATCCTGGCATAGATATTGCCATCTTTGGTAAACATCCCTATTACACATTCCATATATATCGCGTTGATTCTGTGTTGACGCTGAGAAGAATTAAGACACTTCTATCGCTTTTAGTAACGGTAAGTCCAGATACATTCACCTCGACGCAGACGGCAGCAGTCTTAGAAGAAGAACAGATTGAAGAAGAAATGGTTATGGAGGAAGTTGCTGCTGAGGAAACTCAGGAAGCTCAAGAAGCTGTCGAGCAAGAAGTTGTTCCCCCTCCAGATGTAAAAGGAGAAATGAAGGCGATCGTTACGGCGGCTGCTGCCGATTCTACAGATCTTAGCACAAATGCTGATATTTTTGATGCAGGCCTAGGAGACTTTGCGGGGTTTTCTGATGAGCCAGAAATGCCTCCCTCTAAGCCTGCCTTGCCTAACCCCAGTGTGTCTTCTGCAGCAGCATTACCACTCCCAGCCTCTCCAATAACTCCTGTAGCCCCAAAACTTGTGCCCACTACGACTACAAAGCTGCCTGAAAAGGCACCTGCGAAGGCACCTGCAAAGGCACCTGCAAAGGCAAAAGAAGATGATGACGATGATATAACAGATGTCGCACAGATTAAGCTACAGCCAGCCCGCATCTATTTCCGCAAGAGGCTACAGTTTTATGATAAGACTCTTTTCTCATATTCAAAGACGCACCCAAGTCTCAAGAAATATCCCAGCATGTGTGCCGCAAATGCTCTCAAACAGCCAACAGTTATGAGCGAAGATGAGTTTGAACGCATGAAAGATATCTATTCGAAAGAGATTGACGCCGGCCGTGTGATATTTATGGAGTATCCTATTAAGAAGGGAACACCTAAGTTAGATATCAAGGCAGTTTCCGCTAAGACAGAAATAATTACAAGTCTCAGATATGGCTCAAATCTCTTACCAGGACAGGCAAATATCTATATTTGCTCAGAATACTGGTGTGTAAAAGATGAGCTTGTTCTCTTAAGAAAAGATTTCGAAGGGGTAGTTGATAAAAAGGGGAGACCCAAGGCCAAGAATTCATGTCCCTTTTGTGGTGGAACGCTAATAATAGATAGAGATCGCCCTGCTGAAGGAAAAACCGTCATTGAACGTATAGCCAAGGATAAGGATTCTGCGACCAAGAAACACTTGTTTATTAATTTCTTAAGTAAGACACCACATCCTCTAGGTCTCTATCTCCCATGCTGCTTTATTCTAAATCACAATATAAGTGAGGATGATATACAATTCAAATCTCTTAAGGCATCGGCACAAGAACTTGTAACAGAGCCTGTTATTTCAGGATTCGCTCAAGATGCTGCAGCATCAGCAGGAGCCGCCGCAATTCCCTTTGTCCCAAGGCCCTCTAAAAAAGAAGATATTCGAATCATTCCTGTCAACTACACAACTGCCCTAGATGCGATAACAACAACATATATTGTTGGTGCTGAGAAACTTCCTCTGGAACTGACCAAACAAGGGCCACAGATTGGCGTCGTTCCCAAGAATGTAGACGCCTTTTTCGCACAAAGTTCACAGAGAACACGAGAATATCCTGGCCTCGTTATCCAAGATCACACTGTCTGGAAACTTATGCGAGATGATTCCACGGGGCTTCCCAATGCATCTGGCTTTTTCAGACTCGCTGCTGAAAATAATAAGAGAAATCAGCCAGACTCTTTTCTCGCAGCGATGGCACCCTACTTTGGAGAGAATTCTGCTGCCGGCTTGAAAACACGTATCCTATCAATTGTTCAACCCAATCTCTTTTTAGCACTTAACTACGGTAATTTCCTTTTCGATTTCTATGACCCTACTACAAACTCTCCACCTGAGAAGATTATTCGCGAATTTACCCAGAAACGTTTTCTCATTGGAAATCCTATAGGTATGACAAGCGAGGCGATGGTCCGTGCCTGGAAAGGCTATGCATCATTTGAAACATTCATGAAGGACACAAATACAGTAAAAGAATTCAGACAATTCGCACAGCTCTTTTCCTTGCCGAATATAATGTATTGGTCAGATTCTCGTGGCCAACGCACAAATGGCATTCTTTTTATTGTCTTAGAGGTCGACAAGGATGGGTCGGTCGAGATTCGTTGCCCCCCTTATGGTGTAACAGAGGCACATATGAATCCTGATACTGGATGCGACATCGCCTTTGTTCTCCATTACTATTCAGGAGTATGGGAACCACTCTTTTACACAGATAACAATCCAGAGCGTAAGATCTTTGAAAACACTCTTGTATTCACGAGAGATACCTATGCCGCCTGGCCTCCTATCGTCAAGCAGCGTGTCGAAGAATATGCTAAAATGTGTCATTCATCTGGACTTGGAATTTATACAGATTCACCGCTTGTAAATTCTAAATCTCTTATCCCATTGGCGAAGCTTATGGATTTAGAAAATGACGGTGTTAACGTGTATGCGATAATGAGAGATGTATACAATCACGTTTCGGCTGTTATATTCAAAGTAGAATCTCCCTCTGAAGAACTTGTCATTGTTCCAACTGTTGATGATGGAACTGTTCACATGTCAACGAGAATTGAAATTGAGTGGAGAAATTTTGCACACCGTCTCGCGAAAACAGGAACTGTTAAAGAATTCTATAAAAAATATATAGGACCACTGCTTGATGAATCAACCAAGGATACTTATGAGATCGTTAACATTATGCGTCTTGATAAGACAGATCCAAAACGCGACTTTGTATATGCCTTTCAACTAAAGGGCGGATTATATGTGCCTGTGAAAAAGGGTGATGATGATACAGAAATCCTTGAATCAACTGTTGAGGGTTCTGAGCTTCCTTGGTCAATTGATAGAAAGATTATATATGGTTCTCTGACGCCTGATGTGAGTATGGAAGTTGATTATAAGGAATTTGAAGAGATTTATCAGCATTTACGCTTCACATTTGCGAATTGGTTCTCGGTTGCTCCTGGAGAACTGAAAAAGCAAATAAATCGGATTTTGTATTTTAATGGAACAACAAATATGAATATTCCTTTGTTTGAGAAACGGCAACGATTGCTCATTATTCTTGAAAATGAAATTCGCAGTTGGTTAGATTCGACAACGCCTGTTCGGCAAAGAAATCCGTCATTAAAACGTATTGACTGTCGTGTAAGTGGAGAAGCACAATGCAAGGATCGGTGTGTGTGGAAGGGAACAGAAGATAGGTGTTTACTACATGTTCCTGAAAACTTTGATGTTGGATCGAAGCAAGTTCCAGCCACAAAACTCTTGATTCGCAAACTTATTGAAGAGTTGATACGTTTTCCTGAGAAGAGACGTCAACTGTTGAAACAGGACGTTGGACAGTATGTGAAAATATCTGGCCCATTTCGTAGCGGTAATCAGTATATTGTGGTGGAAGACATGCCGGCGTGGTCTGAGATGTTAAGAATGGACTGGGCAAAGAAAGAAGATAGTAGATATCTTGAAGAATATCGTGCGATCGAACCTATTACTGGAGCACCAGCTCCAGCTCCAGCTCCAGCTCCAGCTCCTGCTCCTCCACCTCTTCCTCCTACACCTGATGAAGGACCTCCTCCGCTTATACCAGCAATAACACCTCCAGAAGCTCCAGAAACTCCAGAAGCTCCAGAAGCTCCAGAGACAATAAAATCTCCAGAACTGCCACCAGCACCTCCAGCCCCACCAGCTCCAGCCCCACCAGCTCCAGCTGCTCCACCTCAAGCAAAAGAAGAAATTATATCATCCGCCGATATTCCTATACTAAAAGGAAGATTCGGCTCCAAGTTCTTCTTCTTCACAGAAAACAGAAGCATAACTGATATTCTCACTGATTTTGGAATAACAACTGAAGATCTCGAAGAATTAGGTCAGGATCTTGACGAACCTATAAGCGACCCAGAAATTGCCCAAGCTATCTCAAAACAGCTAGGCCTTTCATATTATCAGCTCATATATAGCCCTGGAAATCCTATACCACAACGGCCTCTCATTGTTAAACTTGTAGAATCTAACAAAAAACTCGATTTTATTGTAATTGTCCACTTACCAGATGATAGAATTGGTGTGCTATCATCAAGTGCAACAGAACTTACGCCAATCCCCTTTGACACATTCCCTCCGCCAATTAAGGGTGATATTCAGAAATCTGTAAGTGTCACTTTAGAAAATGATTAATCATCAATAAACGAGGCACCCTTAAACTTTTGTTCATGCGAATCATCTTCATCCCCATGATTATCATTTACAGTGAAATAGGCCACCTCACCATTCCCTCTAGCTACAGCAGCACGTCTAGCCTCGATCACCCCCTCGATCTCATGGTCAAGACGATTTAACTTATACCTCTTGTAATTAGCGTTATTTGGATGCATAATTACAAGTGCCATCTCTGAGACAACAATGCCATAATGCTTCTCAAGAAGCCATCTATACAGATTTAGCTGTAGCGTATAATGCCAGTAATTACAATCAGGAAAGTGGGCCACAGGTCCAAATCCCGACTGGAAAGAATTTTCCATCTTAATCTCCTTTGACCGCTTCCAGTCATAGACAGCAAAGGTGCCATCCTTGCGATTTCTATAAATCATATCGACTGACCCGGCGAGCTTCAGATCCTCGTCCCAAACCTCCCACTCAGTTCTCCAGGGCTGCCAGATTTCTTGATCTGTCCTCCAGTAATTCCAGAAATACTTCCACTCGATGGAGGCCTTGATAGAATCTTCCACGATAGCCTCGGCACCATTCATCACCATCTCGATACCCAAGTGCATCGCCGTGCCAGCCTCAGATGCCTCTCGACCATTCGCATTCCATGCCTCCTTGATTGCACGTGCCGTCATCCCATACCACTTAGACTGCGGCCACTTCTTAGAACGCATCATATTCTTAATCACTGCGTCGGCATCGAAATGCGGGAAGAAAGAGTGAAGGAAGGTTGTGATAGAAGTGATTCCCTTTGAGCTCCCCTTCACCGTATAAATGTGTGTAGGCTCATCGAAATGAATTAGATTATCTCTTGGATGACGGTGAATAAGTGCCAATGTCATCCAGGGCTGTAAGGGGGTCCCGCCAGTGAAAGGTGCCGAAGACACCGATTCCATAACTTGTAATTGTTGAAAAGCTTTAGGACCTTTCATTTTTTAAACCGCCAGGTTTAAAAAAGTATAAGAGGATCTTTCATTTTTTAAATTGCTATAAACTAGATATGGCAGAAGATCCAGACCACATTCCTAATGCATACGCCACTTATACTGATGAGAATGAGGAGAAGATTAATATCATTGTCAAGGGTCAGCCCATAATACTTTCTGTTGGTGACTGTATTACATTTAACACAATTAATCATCGCAATCCAGCCGATATAACTTATATTACGGCACAAATTACAGGCTTTGCCACTATGGCGTCACGTCCATTTAAGATTTTTTATAAACCTTGGGATGATGCTGAGGGAAAATGGAGGCGTCCTTTACGTAATGAATTTATTGGTTTAGAACATCCCTATACAAATGAGAGCGGTTATGCTGATTGGACAAGTATTAATAAATTGCTTGGTTGCCCTGGACAAACAGGCGGCTCCCGTAGAAGAAAAAATCGCAAATCAACAAAGAGAGTTCGTAGAAATCGTCGTTATTCTCGTCGCAAGTAACGTATAATACCGAATTTAAGAAGTAGCATTCTTAAATTTAGTATTTAACGGTAAAATTTAAATTGCTTTATTTTCTTTATACATCTTTATAAATGTCTAAAGAAAATATTTTCAGAGTCTAATTATTAAACTAAGTTAGAATTATTTAACTACGAGTTTTTGTGGGTGTTCCTGATTTTGATGGCGTTCCTGATTTTGATGGCGTTCCTGATTTTGATGGTGTTCCTGATTTTGATGGTGTTCCTGACTTCGATGGTGTTCCTGAGGTGGAAGGGGTGATAGAAGCTGTTCCTGATTTCGAAGGTGTAATAGAAGGCGTGCGTGAGTTAGAAGGTGTAATAGAAGATGTGCCAGTAAAAGAAGGCGTCCCTGACTTGGAAGCTGTGCCAGTGGAAGAAGGTGTTCCTGACTTGGAAGGAGTTCCTGAGGTGGAAGGGGTGATAGAAGCTGTTCCTGATTTCGAAGGTGTAACAGAAGGCGTGCGTGAGTTAGAAGACGTTACAGAAGGTGTGCCTGATTTTGAAGGTGTTCCTGTGGAAGATGGTGTTCCTGACTTGGAAGGTGTGCCTGACTTTGAAGGTGTTCCTGATATGGAAGGTGTTAGGGAAGGTGTTCCTGATTTGGAAGCAGTTGCTGTTATAGAAGGTGTTAGGGAAGGTGTTCCTGATTTGGAAGCAGTTGCTGTTATAGAAGGTGTTAGGGAAGGTGTTCCTGACTTTGATGCTGTGCCTGAACTAGTTGGAGTTATAGAAGGTGTTGGAGTTTGAGATACAGAGCTTCCTGAAGAAGGACTTCTTGTGCCTGTTGAACTAAGAGAAGATGTTACAGAAGCTGTTCCTGTAGATGTTACGGATGGAGTTACAGATGGTGTTCCTGATTTTGAAGGACTTACAGATGGTGTTCCTGACTTGGAAGGCGTGCCTGTAAGAGAAGGTGTTACACTAGGTGTTCTTGATTTTGAAGGTGTTCCCGATGTGGAAGGTGTTACAGAAGGTGTTCCTGTCAAAGAAGCTGTTCCTGTTTTGGAAGCAGTCGCTGTTATAGAAGATGTTAGTGAGGGCGTTCCTGATTTGGAAGGTGTTACAGAGCCTGTGCCACTTACAGAAGGAGTTAGAGATGGTGTTCCTGATCTAGATGCGGTGCCACTTACAGATGGTGTTAAAGATGATGTTCCAGACCTAGATGGTGTTCCACTGATAGATGGGGTTACAGAAGGTGTTCCTGTGGTCGATGGTGTTCCTGACTTGGACGGCGTGCCTGTGACGGATGGAGTTCCTGTGGGCGTCAAAGATGCTGTCGATGTTTGTGTTTCGATCGCAGATATTGTCGTAACGATCGAAGGGCTTATTGAAAGGCTGCCAGAAGCTGTTATACTGAGTGTTGTATTTGATGAAGGTGAGATCGATGACGATGTATTCGCTGTAGATGTAGGCCATACACTTATAGAAGCCAAAGGGCTACTTGTTGGCCCCACAGATTTTGAAATAGATGCGAGAGGACTCATTGTAGAGCCTACAGATTGTGTGATCGATGTAAAAGGAGTGACTGAAGTCGATGGGCTATTTGTGGTTGATACTCCTGATAAAGAGGGCAAGGGGCTACTTGTGGCTGCCGTGGCTAGAGATGCTGTCGCCTCCCAAGAAGGACTGCTTATTAGAGAAATTGAAGGAAGAGTTGATACAGTTTGGATAGACGGACTCGCCGAAATCCTAGGTGTATATGATACGCAAGCCGTAACACTGGAACTTTCTGTTGCCCAAGATTCTGTGGAAGTTGCCGTTGGAGCGGTTGAAGCCGATACGCTGTATGTGGCCTCTGGTGATATGCTTTGAGCGACTGATGTAGATCCAAGAGGGCTTGACGATTCATATGAAGCCGTGGCTGAGCCTGTTACAGGCTGTGATTGTGCGGGTGAGGCAGAGTTTGCGGCTGTATATGATTCGACTGAGGCCGTGGCTGATGTGGATGGACTTCCTGTTTCTAGAGGCGACAGAGTATAGACCGAAGCACTTGGAGAAACCGTGATCGTCCCCGTGAATGAAGCAAAAGAAGGACTCGCGTATCCGCTACCACTCACCGTAACCGAGTGGCTATCACTGGCACTTCCACTCAAGGAATGCCCTGGAGTCTGTGAAAGACTGCTTGAACTTGTTCTTGAAACTAGTGAAGATTTACTGACTGATGCAGATCCTGTGTAACTCGCAGTAGATGACCAAGCCGCAGATGAAGTCTGTGATCTAATCGCTGTTCTCGACTGCGAAGGCGATACAGTTACTGATTTAGATCTAGGAGCCGTGGCAGACTGACTGGCCGATCCAGAAATACTCTTTGTTCGACCGCCAGTTACAGTGGAAGTGGTGGATCCAGTGCCTGATCGACTTGTAGACACAGAACCACTTATTGAATGTGAGACCTTAGAACTCACAGAACCCGATCCTGATATACTCGATGACCCTGTTGCCGATAAAGATGCTGACCAAGAAGGGACCGGCGACCCTGAATAAGAGGGTGATCCAGATGCCGAAATACTAGGAAGTGAAGCACTCGCCGTAAAAGAACTAAAAAGAGTCATCGTCAACGACCCAGAAACACTCTTTGACACAATCCCTGAAATCGTCTGCGTCGACGTGCGAACTTCTGTGCGAGTTCCCGTAGCCGTCACAGATTCTGACGCAGTTACTGTTGGTGTAGAAGCCTTTGACTTGATGCTGCTAGCACTAAGTGTTACTGTGGCAGATGAGGTTCTAGAGGTTGTAGAACTTTGAGTAATGGTCCGCGTATTCAGAGAACTTCTTGATATAAGAGGCGATGCTGATACACTAGCACTTATTATATTTGTCTTTGAAGCAAGAGCTGACCGAGTCAAGGTTGCCGAGCCACTCGAAGTCTTAGAATCACGAGATGCCGAAGTTGTTGGCGATGTGGTTGAGCTCTTAGAACTCGATACTGATTTTGTTCCTAAGACAGTCTGTGTAGATTCGCCAGTTCTGCTTATATCTCCACTAGCTGTAAGAGAACTTGTTAGCGTATTTGAGGCACACGCTCTGCCTGTGAAACTTCTGATGGCACTGGTTGATCGTAGACCTGATCCACTTATTGAATCTGTAGGGCTTGTCGTAGATGTTCTACATGAGGAAGCAGAAGGAGTGACGGTTAGTGAAAGCCTGGGTGTCACAGATCCACTTGCCGATATAGTCGATGTTTTAGAAGATCCCTGTGTTCTTGTAGGCGTTGTGCTCGAACTTGGAGTTTTTGATGGTCTCAGCGTAAGAGTGCCAGAAAATGTTCTGAGAACTGTTCCTGAAATGCGAGAAGTTGATGTGATCGTTTTCGAAGTGGTAACGCTGCCAGTAGAGGTTGTCGATAATGAAGAAGTTTTAGAGGATGAAGCAGATCTAGACGCAGTTGATGATGAACTCGTTGTTTTAGAAGTTGTGGCTGTGGCAGAACTAGTAAAACTTCTAAAGCTGCTTGGCGTCCCCTTTTGACTCCATGATCCGCTTGGAGAGCCACTTGTTGTCTTAGAACCAATTATAGAACGTGTTACGGTCGATGATGCCGAACTGGTCTTTGATGGCATTGGCGATCTAGACATGGTTGAACAAGCAGTTCCTGTCTTAGAAATACTTGAGCTACCAGTTGATGTCTTTGTTGCCGGCTGCGTATTAGATAGTTTAGCGGAAGAAGTGGTTGTGCGAGTTGCCGCCATTGTTTCAGAGCTGACAGGACTCATTGATGGAGTTTTTGAAGGGGCTGCTGTTTGTGTATTCAGAAATGTCGGACCTATTGTTAGTGTTGGTGCGGCTGTTACTGTTTGTCGGCGGCTTGGCTGAGAGCTAAATGACCTAAGCGATGAACGTGTGGACGTCTTTGATGCTGTCGCTGAAGTTGTTATAACGGCCCCAACATTTGCCAAGACCCTTCCGTCTGATATAATCGTAGCAGAAGTAGAACTTACAATTGCTAGGGGCCATAGTATTAATAAAAGGACCCTCATCTCTATTAGTATTATAATAATTCCTAAAGCTCTTGCTTAATTTATAAGAGTTGTCTGAATATTATATAGACAGAAAATAGAATGTCGTCTAGATCTCCTGGTGGAGCTGGAGGTGGAGCACCTCCACCTTCTGAAACTGTAAGTAGGACACCCTCTGAATATGGTGGAGGAGCACCTCCACCTCCTAAAAATGTATATAGGGAACCCTCTGAGCATGGTGGAACCTCTCTTCGAACAATATCTCATTTACCGAGTGGAGCAACATCTGGAGCATCATCTCCTAGAACAGAATATGGAGGAAGATCTCGTTCTAGCTCGTTTGGTAGTGCGAGATCTAATAGGCCATTTAATCGTGCAAATACAGCAAATTATGCGGCCAAGTGTAGTATTAGTACACTTACTCTCGCAGGTTTAGTTCAGCAACTTGAAGAAGGATTAGCAGTAGGAATGAAGGCTCGTGCTTGGAATGATGTGAGAGTAAATGAACGGAATGGAGATGTATTTGTTGAGTTTACAATACCAGGAGGTAATAAAGCCCATCTATCATACCATTTAGATCTGGCTGGAGTACGTTCTTTATGCGGAGCCTTTCATATGCGTTTTGATGAACCTGGTAAAGGTGTTGCTAGATTATTACCTGAGCTGCTTGGTAATTTTTTATTTTTAAGTAATTTTGACAGTACTACTGATCGTCTAGTATTAGATCCCGAATTACAACAACAAGTAGATTACGTTGTTGCTTTAATGGATTTTTATCCCATAAAATTAGTTGCTGACCCTGGCCCTTCACCTCCACTTGCGGATATACTTGAACGATTTATGCGTGCTGAGAATGCCTATTATCATAAACGTAGGAGGATAGATGCGGCCAATAAATCAGTAGATATGCTTGTGAACAAGGCTGTACAAAAGGCTCTGCAGAGTCCAGCAGGTGGCAATGTTAATAATTATAATGTTCCTGTTGATCTATATGGTGGTCCAGCTGGAGGTAGAGGGGGTGGAGGAGGTGGTGGAGGAGGAGGTGGTAGAGGAGGTGGAGCGTTTGTGCGTGCTCTTCTACAAAGAGCAAGTACACAAGTGGAAGAGCAAGTAATTCGTGCTAGACATGGTGGAACTGCTAGAGGTAGTGGTGTAAGTGGTTCTTCTAGTGCACTTACTTTGTCGTTCGCACGTATATTAAATACAGCTGGAGGTGGAGAAAGTGGTACCGCTGTTGCTACTCCTCCTCGTGCTGCTACTCCTCCTCGTGCTGCTACTCCTCCTCGTGCTGGTGGCGGTGCTGCTGGTGGTATGAGCAATTCATATGAAACAAGTGCGGAGCATAACTTCGCTGAGGTTAAAGGCAAAGGTGCTCCTAGTGGACGTGGACGTGGTAGTGGACGTGGTAGTGGACGTGGTAGTGGCAGGAAAACTAGAAAAAATAATTCAAAATCAAGAAAATATCGTCACACTAGAAGAAAGTAAATTTTTATTAATAATATTAAAAATGGGACTCCCATATCTAATACTATATCAATTTATTCTATGATCTATTATATCATTAAAATGATACCATAGATCTTTACTTTATATATATTCTGAATACAATCTCTCTTTGGCTACTGTCAAATCTAATTTAACGTTACGCTCTAAACCCAGCAAGTTCCATCAGAATCTTGCCCACCTTGTTCTCACCATCGATATAGCCCTCACTGGTTCTCTTACCACCCAGATCACTGCCTGAACCAGGGCCTGTGTAATATAAGAGAACAAGCCCCTTACCCTTGACCGCCTCCAAGATACGACGCAGCCGTTCATCCTTAGACCAACGCTGCGTCAAGGCATCCCGTAATACACCATCTTTAACACCAAACCACCGTCCCTCGTCAAAGGCCGCACGATACTTCTTCATGCCCGTTGTTCCTAGAGGGTTGCTCTCCTCTAAAACCTTGGCTCTCTCAGCCTTGAGTAAATCGTGGTCTCTCTGGGCCGTTAGAGCACGAGCACCTTGGGCTGATTCTGTAGCACGGGTGCGTAAGAATGACTGGTGAACCTCGCCCTCCTGTGAGAAGATCTTGGAAGCGAGCTCAGGCTTATTCGTGGCTAACTTGTATTTCATGGCGGCCATGTAATGCTCCACACTTGGATATGTGATATCACCGTCCATAATTGGGAAGGGGGCTGCTGGTGCGAGCCAACGAGCCGCATCTGGATCCCCAATCTTGATCTTGTCGCCTTGACTAGCATCGTTGTAGAATTGGAAGAGTTCGGCTAGTCCATACTTGCGACGCACGGCATCGGTCACTGGGATTGTGTGGCCTGGGGCAGGAGCACCGCCTGCTGCAGTTGAAGGAGCAGCAGAAGCAGAAGCAGAAGGAGGAAGTAGAGTAACTCTTTTTACACCATTCGCGTCCGCTTTCACGGGTCCAAGAGCTGCTTGAGGAGCCTCGCCCACCGAAGGAGGTGTTATCGCTGGAACAAGAGCTGGCATAGCTTCCACAGGCACGGCAGGAAGTCCTTGTGGTGCCTGAGCTCCTTGAGCTCCTTGAGCTCCTTGACCAGCAAGACGTGCCAAGCGTGCCTTCTGAGCATTGAGCTGTGCCTTCGACAATGTAGGCCCCTGCTTCCCCACTGCCGGCGTAGGCTCCTGAACAGCTACTGGAGTATCGACAGAGGCCTCAGGAAGAGACCCACCACGACGTCTCTTGAAGATGAACCAGCGATTGAAGAAGGAATACTGGCGAACCGTCGGCGACATGGCGAACTTCTGGCCCCTGCGTGCCGCCATATCGTGCGACTCCTCGAATAAGGCCGTAGAGTTGACCAAGTCCAATGCACGACACTCATCCTGTGTTAGAAGGTCGCATCCAATCTCCGCCATCTTCGCCTTCAAATACTCAAATGAGACGAGATACTCACGCTGCGTAGTTCCAATACTGACGAAATCGACCTCAATTGGCAAGCCGAGTGACTCAACACCATTCGTCAAATCAGTGGCCGAGTAACGCTTGGTAATCTTCCAGATCTCGGCATCCTTCTCCTTGCCCATGAGCGAACCTCCCTCAGGAATCGGCCGCAAAGCATCAAAGACACGCTGGCCATCGAAGCAGCAGCCCACAAAGAGCCCACCCATGGCCAAACAGTCGCTCACGTTACGAAGGAAGCCCGTGAGAGCAACCTCGTTCTCAAAGAAGTAGTGGATGGCAAACATAATAGCCACGCAGTCCGCCCCATTCCGCAGACGGCCCTTGGCATACTTCTCCACGAAAGGAGGAATTGGCCCATCCGCCGCCACCTTCCCTAGAATCGCACGCATCATATTGCTCTCCTCAGGCGTAGCACCCGCCTCACCTGAGGCGAGATTCTTTGCCGACGAACCAATAGTAAATACCATCTTTGGCACCTTATCGTAACCACCGTTCTTTATGACCGCATTCACATAACGACGGTAGGCACCCTCCTGCGGATCACGGATACCATTACCCGCAATATCCGTGCCAAAGACAAAGTCCACGTTATAACGGATCCAGCTCCACAAGTCACCGCCCTGACCACAGGCCAAGTCAACAAACGTCTTGCCACCGCCACGAAGCCCACGGCCTAGAAGCAAATCCTCTTTAACATAACGACGGTGAAAGTCACGCAAGCCCCGCACCATTAAGATATCCTCCTTTGGTCCCTTTCTGTCATAATAGACCTTTGTGACCTGCCCAGAAGCCACCCCAGCCACCGCTCCAGCCATCTCGGCGAGTTCTCTGGCAGATGGGCTGTCTGATCCTGTTGATATCATGTGCCGAGTGATGGGGTCATGGATACTGTTCCAGACACCCTCCGCCGCCTCGTCCTTATTCAGAGTGCGGCCAATGATTCCCTTCTGATAGCGTTCCGTCTTATCATAACGCACACGCATAGGGATCCAACGCCACCCTGGCTCATTACCAGGCTCATAACGCATCTCAATAATGCTCTTGTTCTCAATCGGATCGCCATTCTCGCAGGCGACATAGTCATCACCCGTTGCCGATGTCATGATCTCAGAATAGCAGACGGCAGCCATGGTATCAGGAAGCTCGCTCGGATTGAAGAGAACCGGCTTGTATTCACGACGAGGACGACGACCACGTGCGGTAGCAAGTCCAATTCCAGGCAGTGGCTGCTCAAAGAGAACCGTGCCGCGAGGATCCTCGTAGGCGGGATCGAGCTCCGAGCCAACGTAGAGACGCATTGTCTTGTGCTGAACAGTCTCACCCGTAACTGGCTTCACACCTGTCGTGACAATATCTGGACCACCCGACTCCTTATCGAACTCGACTAAGAAATCCACACTGTTATCCTCGGCCGGCTTCCACTTGAGCTGCTCGGCGAACTTGACACCAGACTTCTCGGGAAGTGGAAGCATGTTCGGCGTCAAGATGAGGCCATCCGTATTGTAACGAGATGTTGAGGCTGAGAGTAATGTTCTCTCACACAGCTTGAAGATACTTAGGTCGCCGGCATTGGCGAACTTGAAATCTTTAACACTAACCATGATCTTATTGGGGCCTTTGAAGCTTGGCCCATCACCCTCATTCCACTTGTCTCCCCAGCTCATAAGCTCGCCAAAACGACCGCCCTCCTTATTCGCCTCACCAGTGCCCATAAAGGGTAGCTTAGTTACATCGCGTTTCTCGGAGGCGATGTAGATATCGAACAACATAAACTGCTGAATCGAGTCGCCGTCCTTGTCCTTTGTCACATACTCTCCATCAACGAGTGAGTAGGCACAGGCCTCCCGCTTCAGACCTGTCTTGTATACATACATCGACATGTCGATCATGAAGAGTTCACCGTTACCGTCGACATAACCCATCATACGAAGACCATCGGCCTTGTCGGTAACATTGTAACCATCACGGATATTTGGCTCGCCGGCCGTCTTCTCCTTTCGCATATTCTGAACAATCATGGTGATTGGAGCTACGCCGCGGAATCTATCGGACTTGACGAGCTCCTTGTAGCCGGCCAGAACCTTTTCGGTAATTGGACGGCGGATGAGGAGATGGTGCTTCTGAATTCCACGCAGAACCTCGCCAACACCACCGATAAGATTCTTCAAGGCTTCCTTCGTCACGGCTGCCAAACTCTCTGGCGTTGTCAGGTCTCCTTCTGGACGAAGCATTTCCACTTCGATCTCGTAAAAGGCGGGTTCCTTGGTGATATCACGTTGCTTGAACTGTGACTGCCAAATAAACTCGCCACGGGGTGTCTTTGGACTGGAGCGAACCATACTGAGGTCAAAACGAACACCCTTCTCCCGATTCATGAAGGTCCAGCGACGGAGAATGCGGAAGGCCTTGCGTTGCGTAGACCAGCCATTCAAGAGATCACGAACAGTCACGTCGTCCTTTGCCAGAGGTTCTTCACGACGTGCTTTTACACGAACTCCGTAATCCTTAATATCCACATTGGATTCCACTCCGGCACGCTGCTTCATCATTACCTCGAAGGGTTTCCCCTGGAGTGTATCCTCGCGACAATAGTCCTCAATCGCAGCCATTCCAGTGAGTGTAAAACGGTATTGCTGGGGGGTAATGATATTCATTTTGTCCTCTTGGGGCAGTGCCTCGTAACCCTTCGCGGATAAACGCTGGGCTACGGAGAGGAAGGTTGTTGTGTCAGAGGCATTATCAAAGGTCGCTTCTAATTCGCGTTCATCATTGATAATCCACTCTTCCACAAGCCTGGTGAGACTATCTATAGTGGCCGGATAGAGCTCCATCTAATTGGGACTATATCAAAAAGCTTTAGTTAGGGGTCAACTTTTAGTATAACAGAATGTTATACTAAAAGTGCGATGCCGTAACGTGAAGTGCCGAATTTAAGAACCCCCTCGCTTCGCTCGGTTGTCTTAGGCCTTAGGGCTTAGCACTTCACATCATTTCCGAAAATTCCAAAGTTAAGAACTAACGTCCTTAACTTTGGAATTTGACGGTAGGGCAGCCACGGTTTATATTTAGATAATAAATATAAAAAATATAATTCTTAATTGGTAAAACCTTTGGACCTTTAGATCCAGAATTTTCGCATTTCACTTTAGAGATGTCCGCATTAAATTCCCAATCTAATATTGAGAAAAAAATGGGAGGTAAGTGGATGACAATGAATAATTTTATTGATATGACACTTGCGAAGAGAGCTGAACTTGCTCGTGAACGTGCAACTGAGTTACGTGCTCTTGCCAATCAGGCACAAAAGAACGCAAATACTGCTGCTGCAATCGCTAAAAACTTAAATGCGAAGGCTAAGGCTGAGAATGCGGAAGGTAAGACTCGTAAAAATAGAAATAGAAAATCCAAGAAGTCTCGCCGCAATTAATCCTTTTACACAATCTCTAAGCTAAATGCTGAATAGCATACGCACGCCCCAGAACACGAGCATAATCATCCTTCTTAGCCTTGGTTCCCTCTAAGGGACGCACGGCCAAGCCCCGCTCGCCAGCAATCCGCTTCATATCCTCATAAGAATCCTCAGCAACAGGCCACTCAATGGACCAACCCTCGGCCTCACGATCAGAAAGCCACTGGCCCAGGTGAAGTGCTGGTGACTCACTGAAATCCAAGTAATTCTCCGATCGTGAATCAATCCAAATAGTTCTTAGCGACGTGGACCAAGCACGTAGATCCTCAGGCATCGTCCAGACTGTCTTGTCCTTCTCATTGTAACAAACCGTCTGAATATGCTTCAAAGCCAAGAGAATTCGTGCGATAACCTTAGTCTGGTCCTCAGTCGGCCGAAGACTACTCAAGGCATCTCCCATCTTGGCCTTAGTCAGCTTGCGATTGCCACGAATAACCGAAAGTGCCTCGCCTTGAAGTGCGAATGTCTTATCTCTCACCTCGGTTGCTCTGTATCCAGCACCAGCAATTAACATAAGAGGATCTTCTACGCAAAGCCAGGCAGTAGTTAGCCGAGGAGGATCAAGCTGACGCTTTACTGAAGACCATTGTGTTAAAGGGGATTTCAAGGTGATCATTTCCTTGGCTGTTTGTGTATACAATTGAGGACAGGAATTCTTAAAAGGATTCTTGTCGATTGCTGCGAAGAACTCATCGAGGCTCATACCTTATACTTATGGTAAAGCCTTATGCCTCCTGAGTCACTTTTTATGTCTCATGCTTCACTCGGCCACGGAGTTCACGAGGTCTGTTAAGACCTTTTCGCGAACCTCAAAGTTGGCACGATTCTCCTTACAGAAGCCAATAAGCTCGTCGATCTTGGCCAAAGTATCCTCTTTTACACTTAAAAGATCAAAAAACATTCCATTACGATTCTCGCTTATCTCTTCTGATCCTCTGCGTAAAAGCTTATATAATTCCTCTAACTCAGTCCGGTTAAATCTTTTCACTTCATCAAAAATACGTTTCCGCGTTTCAAAGTCGGTATCTTTGGCAAAACTCATTCTATTCCGCTGACCTTTCTTCTTATGATTAATTTCACGCGGTTACATCAACCTCCGTGGTAAAACCCCCTTGATCCTCTTCTGCCTCTGCTGCCTCTGCCTGAGCAGCAGCCTCTGAGGCCGCAAAGGCAGCAGCCTCTGAGGCAGCAGAGTCATCTTCCTCTGGCACAAGATCTGATCCTAACGCTGAACCAGATCCAGGACTAACTGTATTCAGATACTGGCCGATGCTTAAGATGTGTGTATCATTCACCTGAAAGCGAGACTTCTTGATCTCCGCACGAATAATATCGCCAATCTGAATCGAATCGAACTCCTCATTACCAATGTGAAGATCGCGGGGGATCATGATCCGAACCGCATTCTGAATAATAACATAGAGACCCATCTTATTCTTACGAATCACCTCTCCCTCCACTTGAAAACCATCAGGCGGGTTGTAGACCTTCCCCTGAGCCTTCAAGTGATAGAGGAAGTCGGCCGTAAAACGACCCTTCTCAGCCGATCCCATAGATCTGCTTAGAAGCTCAAGACTGCCAGGAATTACAAATCCATGGCGAGAACACTTACCCTCAAGTGTATTCTTAAGACGCGACAAGAGAATATCATCAAAGCTCGTAATCTCCCGTGAAAGGTCTGCCGGTGTAAGGGCCACTTTTTCCTCGAATATGGCAATTTGCTCCATTTGGACCGCTATCTAACTAGTCTGTTGATTTCACTTTTTAAACTGAACGCAAGTGCCGTCAATTAACGCAAAGGATGTCCATGTAGCTTCGACTCCAAGGGCCGATAAAACCAACGCTTCTTTTGAACCGCCGCCTTATCCATATACCGCAAAACAAGGTCGCAGATCGTGCAAATACGGATAGAATTCTGGATCCGCCGTCTACTAAGGGTCTCCTCATTCAAGCCAAGGTCATTCATACCACCTGCCCGTAAAGTCGCACCGAATTTCTCCAATAGCTTCATCGGATATTCAATCTTGGAATTGATCGCACATTCTGATCCACGACCCACCTTAGCCCCAGGTGAAGGAGGTTTTCCGTTTTTAAAGACAAATTTCTGCTTCTTAGGATTATATAAAATAAAGCCATACTCATATCCAGTAAAACGAACATCAATCTTCGACTTCAAAATAGGATCTTGCCCCACTTCCCTACTCAAAACTTCGCTTACCGCTTTTGAACACGGCCCAACCTTTCCTCCAGTAACACATAGATACTCAATTTCATTTTTGTAATTTAATAAGCGTATATATGTATTTCCCTCCATTATCCAAAACATGTCCTTCGCAACCGAGCGTATAGTAGGATCTCCAAGGCCGATTGTTAAAAGCTCACGGCGGGTTCCATAGGTAATAAACTCATCCCAGAAATAATCTATTACACAATCCGCGAAACGTGCTCTGACATCAGGCGACTCCTTTATATTCTCATATATCCACCATATCATATCTATACGCTCTTTCTGTGACTTAAAAACGCCAGCCGAATCACGAAGTTGCGATACTTCTATTAAGAGCTGACCAGGAACTTCATCAGATGTCCCATCACGTATCTCCTGTGCCCACTGTAAGACTTCTTGCCAAAGTGCCTCACTATCCTCATCTCCAACAGAGATTTTCTTAGATTGTTCCTCTCCAATCAAGGCCGAAACATTGGTCTCTACTTTCTTTTCTGGTTCAATCGCCTTCGGCACATACTCGTCGCGAAGAAGTGGGATATGGGCCACACGAACAGCGATTGGTATACTCGTATCCTTTATCTTATCAGGTTGGAAGACATAGTATCCGTTTTTGTGTAAGAGGCGTCCTTGACGATCAGCATCGAGACTTATTCTGAATTCCTTTTTCTGAACCATCTCTGTCATGAGAGAGGCAAGAAGACTTCTGGGTATTGTATTGAAATGTAGTGCGATCGCATCAAAGGTTAAGAACATTTGTTCCTCAACGCCGAATAAATTCTCGATATACTTTCTAAGCGTATTCATTTGAAAGCGTGCGGTATACTCGTCATATGTTGAGGTGTCCTGCTTATCAAGAGAGATATTCGCAGAGATTTCTTTCGAGTCAAAATAACAAGAATAATCACAGTCTTCTAGCCAATCGCACATCGGTGTTAAAGGGACATCATTACGATTCACTCCAATTCGCCGAATTCCCTGGCTGTCAAAGAGGTCAATTGGATCGAGGCCCTCCACTAGAATAGCATCGCGATTCAAGGTGCAGTCCATCGCATTCTCCTTTAATACACGCGTAACATTGCCCACAGTTATTGCCTTTCTCAATGCGGTTCTATAAGAATACATGTCAATTGATTCTGTTGTTATTCCAGAAGATCCATAGTCATTTACCAAGAGACTGATAGTGCAATTGCGTTTATCTTCTGGTAATGCCGCATGTG